CACATCTATGTGATGAGCGTCTACGAAAAGCCTGATCCTCATTTTGATCCCACCAAGTTCCTCACGTTTGAAATTGAGGCCATGGCCAAGGCTTATATCATGGAAGGCATTGAAAGTCAATTGAGCGAACTGCGCGGGGATGATGGCGAAGATTAGTGTCGCGTGTGGGCAATAAAAGAAGGGTAGCCCATGAGCCACAACACGCTAATTCCATAGAGGCCGCTGAGGGTGCGGATTTGCACGCAGTCTGGCGGCACACTTGCACGCTCGATGCGTGAATAGGAACTTTGGCTGATGTGGAGAATTTCCGCCACGTCTTTTTGAGAAAGTCCGCTGTTAAGGCGAGCTTCTTTTACGCGCTCGGCAATGAGCAAGCGAGCCTGTTGATGCGGCATTTTAAGAACGTCCGTATTGCTCCTTGCCAAAAACATCATGCCGCTAGTCGAAATTGAATAAGCTTTTTTATTGTAATAACAAATTTTTGGTAAAGTATAAGCATGAGCACCATTTCCTGTCGATACGATTTCTCGCCAATTGAGAAATACGAACTGACGCCGGAAGGTTACCTTCGGGCATGGGCCTCGATTGCTCGCACTGGCATTCAGCTCTATACAGATGCTGATGGCTCCGTGCGGCGAGAGTATCGTCCAGAGACAGAAGTGGCGTCTCCCGAGAGTCTTGCTTCGTTTGCGGGCAAGGCAATCACTTCGGAGCATCCTCCCGTTCTTCTTGATGCCGACAACACTAAAGACTACCAAGTGGGCTTTAGCGGCACTGAAATTGTTTACGACAATGGCTTCGTCAAGGCCGTGATGACAATCACGGACAAAGACACTATTGAGCGTATCATGCGAGGAGATGCTCGTGAGGTAAGCGCTGGCTACAGGGTGAATTATGATCCCACGCCTGGCGTTACAGAAAGTGGCGAAAATTACGATGGCATCCAAAAGGAGATCATCGGCAATCACATCGCTATTGTTCGTCGGGGCCGCGCTGGCCCGCAAGTGAAGCTCCATCTTGATCGCCAAGATGCAGCCGATCTATCTTTATTCTCTACTACAGGAGACCATCTAATGACTGCAAAAGTCGTTTTTGATGGCGCCGAGTTTGAGGTGACGGAGAGCGTTGCTCTTGCGATCACTAAAGAACGCGAAGACGCCAAAATGTCCTACGAGGACATGAAGAAAAAATACGACGAGCTGCAGGCCGCCGCCGATGCCATGAAGTCCGAAATGGATGCCATGGCTAAGGAAATGAAGGGCAAGTGTGATTCCGCTGAGGGTCGCGCCGATGCTCTGGCCGAGCACGTTGAAGAACTGAAAGGTGAACTGGCTGCCGCCAAGGAAATCAATCTTGATTCCATGGTTGAAGAGCGTCTTGCTCTGATTGAAAAGGCTAAGCCCGTCCTGGATGCCGCTTATGAATTTAGCGGCAAGGAAGCCCGTGAGGTGATGGTGGATGCCATCAAAGCCGTGCGTGGCGACAGCGTTGACCTGTCTGAAAAGTCTGATGACTATGTTCAGGCCATGTTTGACACTCTGGCTGAATCGTCCCGCGATGATTCTGCTAACACTGATGAGCTGCGTAAAGCCGTGGCTTCCATTGCTTCTCCCATGAGCGCACCGTCTTCCTACATGGAGACCCTGCAAAACGCATGGAAGAAGCCCCTTTCCATCTCCAAGGAGGCTAAGTAATTATGGCCGTTTCTTTCTCCGCCTCGGGCACTGCCTCCGCTGGTGGTGTGCAGCAGGCTTATGCTCTGACTCACACTGCCTATCTGGAAGGCGGTCTGTCCGACATTCGCGACAACACCATCTCCACCTCGATCAACGAAACTGGCGCTGTGCTGCCTTTCGGTAACGTGGTGGTTTATAACAACGCTGGCACTGTTGCCAACTCTGCTACCACCATCTCTGGCACTTCTGACACTGTGCTGGGCGTTAATGCCCTCACCTATGTGGACGAAACTGCTCTGGATTCCAACAGCCGTCCTGGCGTGAAGAACCAGCAAGCCGTGAACGTGGTGAACGAAGGTGCTGTGGCCGTCTACGTGACTGGCGCCGTCACTCCTAAGTCCGTGGTTCGCGTGCTGTATTCGGCAAGCGGTACTGGCAAGGCTGGTCAGTTCTCGCACGCTTTCGCTTCTGGTAAAACTGTCCGTCTGGCCAACGCTCGTTTCCTCACCTCCACTACTAGCAGCGGTATTGCCCTGCTGGAGCTGAATGGTCCGAGCTTCACTCTCTCTGCTGATTCTTGATAGGAGGCCCTACCAATGTCTGAATTCCGTATGGATGAAGCGGGTCTGTTTCTTGAGCGTCAGCTTGAGTTCATCCGCCCCCAAGTGTTTGAAGTGCAGTATGCGGATATCAAATATCCGACTGTGCTGCCTGTAACTTCTGAAGCCGGTCCTGGCGCTCAGACCTTCACCTACCGCATCATGGATGCCACTGGTGAGTTTAAGCTGATCGCTGATGCTGCTGATGATCTGCCCCGTGCCGACATCAGCCAGACCGAGAAGAGCATCAACATCCGTTCCTTCGGCGGTAGCTTTGGCTACACCGTGCAGGAACTGCGTGCTGCTCAAATGGCCAATATCGCCCTGGAGCAGCGTCGCGCTGCTGCCGTGCGTCGTGCTTACGAAGAGAAAGTGGAAGATCTCGCTTTCTTCGGTGAGAGCACCGTGGGTCTGTCTGGCTTCTTCAACAACTCCACCGTGGATGTGGTTGCTGCTGATAAGTGGTTCAGCACTGCCACTGCCCAGGAAATGCTGGAACTGCTGAACTATGGCGTGACTGCCATTATCAACGCTTCCAAAATGAAGGAGCAGCCCGACACCATTCTGATGGCGTGGGAAGATTACAACAAAGTGAGCACCACTCGCAATTCCGATTCTTCGGACGTGACCGTGCTGGAGTATTTCCTGCGTACCAACCCCTTCATCCGCAACGTTGAGCCCATCAACCAACTGGATGCTGATAACAGCGTGCTGAACACCAACCGCATGGTGGTGTACAAGCGTGATCCTGAGAAAGTGCAACTGCACATCCCTCAGCCCCTGGAGCTGTTCCCCCCTCAGCAGCGCGGTCTGGAATTTATTGTTCCCGCCCATGCTCGCGTTGGTGGCGTGGCCCTGTACTATCCCAAGAGCGTTATCTACGTTCAGGCCAACGCCTGAGGATAGTTAACAAGAAAGGGACGTTAAGCTATTGACAATTGTTTTTTTTTTGAACAATGCTCATTGCTTATCGTCCCGAACTTGAAAATCCCCCTCGTGAGGCGGGCTTCGGAATTATCACTAAAACTGGTCTCATTCAGCTTGTTCCAGGACTTAATCAGGAAATTCCTGATGACAAATGGAGCGAAGCTAAAGAGAACATTGCAGTGAAGAAGCTCATGGCAATTGGGGCAATCGAAGAGATGAAAGAACAAGTGATGGTAGAGAATCTGCCTGAAACTGTTCAAAGTCTTGCCGAGTTGCCCCTCACTCAAGCCATTCGCGCCATTGAACTCATCCATGATGCTGATCGCTTGGCTGATTGGAAAAAGATTGAAGGCCGTATTCGCGTGAGAAATGCCATTGCTAAGCGCATCGAAGCCATTCGCATTGGAAAAGCTTAATTATGGCCGTCACCTACGCCAATTTTTTGGACAGGTTTCCTGAATTCACGCCCCATCCATCGGGGATTGTGAATGGCGCCATTGCAGAAGCCACTTACGATGCGTCGGCTGACGTGTTTGGGGATCAAACTGATAGGGCAGTTAAGTTTTTGGCTGCCCATATCATTGCCGTACAGCTTGCTCAGATGGGCATCCAAATTGGTGCCACTGATGGCAAGGTGTATGGAGAGGGGCTTGACGCCTCTCAGTATGGTCAAGAATTCAAACGTCTGTTGAGTTCTCTTCCTTCGACTGCCGTTGGTTTTGTTGTATGAGCAATTTCCTGGAGCCACTTGCTAATGCCACTTTGGTGTGGTTTGTGGCTTCGGGGTATGCGCTCGATAGTGAAACTGGCAATTACGTGGCCACGACGACTGGTATTACTTACTATGCATCGTTAAGGCAAAAGCGTGCTCCGCAGTATGATCATCTCCTCGGGGCTGATCAAACGGCAGTTTACATGGAGGGGAGACTTACGTCTCCTCTTGCTTTTTCTGGAGTGACGCCTGGCGATTCCGCTCAGGCGACCATCAATGGAAGGGAAGGGCGCTTTGAACTATTGCCAAACGAGGAAATTGCTATTCATTATTGGCAGTTCCTCGGCACGCCAATTAGGGGAATTTTTAGACTAATTGGCAAAGGAAGCGTGGACAACGCTTAATCACTTTCCCTTTTCATTGCTGAGGACTTCCTCTCATGCTCTACCATCCCACTGAACTGGTAAAGAGCCAAGACGTGATTGTGCGCGTTGGCTCTATTG